GAGGAACCGATTGTTGAGGAACCGATTGTTGAGGAACCGATTGTTGAGGAACCGTCAATAGTTCATAAAGTTGATACTGAAACTATTAATGTGAATACTGAAAATACAGAACAAGAAAATACAAAATTAAAATTCTCTGATGTAGATAATGCTATTGATACAATGGGAAATAAAGAAAATATTGAAGCTCCAAAAACGATCGAACGTTTAGAAAAAATTTCTATAGAGAATGATATTAAGCGAAAATTAGAAGAAGATGAAGATGAAGAAGATGCTTTAGAAATTGGTAATGATATTGAATTAGATTTTCAAGATGTTAATGATCTAACAAAGAAACCGATAATAAATTCAGATATTATTTTGTCTGATGTCGAAGTATTAAGTTAATTCGTTAAACTATAAATAAGATAAAAATATATTATTTAAATGGAGGGAAATATATTTTTTGTATCTGCAATTATTGCAATTGTATATTTTTTAGCTCGTTTTGTTGAAATGAGATTTATTACAAGAGAATCAAAATCGTTGAAATTATTATCAAAAGATAGTTTTGTTGTATTCTTAAGTACAGTTTTAGCAATATTTATTTTGAATCAATTTAAATCATGTAAAAATATTATTGTCAATAAATCAGCCGAAGCATTTATTGATAAACCATCTTTCTAATTCATAAATATCAAACTCTACTATTTATGAATTTATACATAACAAGGTATATTATCTATATTAATAATCGGTGTGTTTTTATTTATTTTCTTACGATTTACAATGTATCTTTCAAAATATTCATTATTTAATACATTATGTGGTGTATGATTATGTACGGTTCGCGCAATCATTTTATATAATTTAAAATCTGGATATCGCTCTTCACCATTCGATTTATATAATATATTTCTCTCTTTGTCATCAAAACACCATGATAATATTATTCTTTTTATTGGAGAAGTTATTTCATCTTCTTCTTCATCATCACATAATAAATCATACATAGAACAACCTAATCTGCATAAATCAAAACTCATATTTGGTTCTAATCTAGGTTTTTTGTTATTAAAATATGGTTCAAAATTATATTGTGTAGCTGCATCGCCATCTGGGTGATAACTATCACTACACATTAGTTCGCCTCTAAATTTATATATCGCACGTCCAAAATCTATTATCTTGTAAATCTTACCATAAGTTGGTACTTTATAATGTTTTCCATTTATTTTGTAATATAAATATTGTTTTTGTGTTTCAACGTACATTATATTATTTGTGTGTAAATCGTTGTGTGTCATATTGAATGTATTCTGATAGGTAATTAATATCATTAATACTTGTAAAATTACTGATTCTAATTCTTTATCTGATAACTTATCTTCCATAAGAAGATAATCTAATGTATTATTACAACATTCACTTGCTATCAATAAAATAGGGAATTTCTCAATTGTAGAATATAACTCATCGTCTTCTACATATGACGAATCATCACTGTTACATGAATCAATGGTATTATCACTATTTTCACTAGAACAATCATCTGAATTTTCTACTTCTTCTGTTTCTGTATTTTCACTACCACTATTTGTATTGGAAGATCTTGATGAACAATTAGAATTATTTGTATGATTAGAATTATTGAGATTATTAGTCTTAGATTCAAAAACTAAATTCATTACATTTTCATTTGAATTATTGTTATTTATTTTAAAAATATTATCCAAATCGGATAAATCACTTATATCTTCTAATGTCAACTCATGTAGTGTATCTTCTAATTCTAATTTCTTTTTATAATTTCTAGTATCATAATTTACATACTCTTCATGCATTGAATCATCGATTGTAAATAATATATCTTTATTTTTATGAAAAAAATCTGAATCATTTAAAACTTCAATATCTTCATAAATATTATATATAAATTTATTTTTTATTGCTAAGAACGAGCCATAAAAATCAAGTCCATTAGTAAAATTATGTTCATGTAATAACTTACTTGATAAATATGTAAATAAACTTTCAATATATGCTGAATTATTTGTATCTAATGTTTTAGCATATAAATTATCATTTTCTTCGTGTTTAGGTAAATCAAACAAATTACTACTAGTATCATATTTCCCAGTCATATACTTCAAAGGATCCAAAATTGGGCTAAATTTGATGAAAATATTTTTTTCAATCAGATTTTTAGAAGAATCATTTATAGAATAAATATTTGATGTATATTTATTATTTGATAATTTAGAATTTATATCATATAATGTATACTTGTTATTCAAATTTATATTATTATAATTACTATTATTTAAAGTAAAAAAATTCTTATAGAGTGGAATATAATTTTGACATTTTTGTAAATTTGTCAAATCATTTTTCTTAAATGTTTCAAATAATAAATCATTATTATTTTTTTTATAAAAATAATCAAATTTTTCCATTGTTTCCTAATAGCAATTATTTATAAAATAAGTTAGTTATTTAAACTAATTTTCTTTCTATATAATAAAGTTTTAACAACACTCAAATATGACTTTAGAATTAAAAAAATTTGATATGAAAAATATTAGTTTTAAGCCTGATGAAAATAAAGGACCTGTTATTGTATTAATTGGACGCCGTGATACTGGTAAATCTTATTTAGTAAGAGATCTTTTATATTATCATCAAGATATTCCTATTGGAACTGTTATATCTGGAACTGAAGCTGGTAATGGATTTTATAGTGAACATGTACCGAAATTATTTATTCATGATGAATACAATACTGCTATTATTGAAAATATTCTGAAAAGACAAAAAGTTGTTTTAAAACAAGTAAAAAAAGAAATACAAAATTATAAAAGATGTAATATTGACCCACGTGCATTTGTTATTTTAGATGATTGTTTATATGATGCTGGATGGACTAAAGATAAAATGATGAGATTACTATTTATGAATGGACGTCATTGGAAAGTTATGTTAATTATTACTATGCAATATCCTCTAGGTGTTCCTCCAAATTTAAGAACAAATATTGATTATGTTTTTATTTTAAGAGAACCTTATTTGACTAATAGAAAGAGAATTTATGAAAATTATGCGGGAATGTTTCCTACATTTGAATCATTTTGTCAGGTTATGGATCAATGTACTGAAAATTATGAATGTTTGGTAATTAACAATAACTCCAAATCAAATAAATTACAAGATCAAATTTTTTGGTATAAAGCAGAATCACATAAAGACTTTAAACTAGGTTCTAAAGAATTTTGGGAAATATCTAAAGATTTAAATTCTGATGATGAAGATGACAACTATGATCCTAGTAGTGTAAAAAAAAGAGGTGCTGGACCTAAGATAAATGTTAAAAAAAGTAAATGGTAATTAATTATTAAAATTTTTGTTTAATAATTAATTCAAAGAGAGAAAATAACTTTTACACCTTTGAACATTTAAAACGCTGACTTTATACAACTAATTTTCTTAAATCATCAGCAAAACAACATTCTAAATCTAATTGGTGAACTTCTTTTAATTTATTTTTATCTACATTTTTTCTTATATAGTCCGCAAATTCATATTCAGGACTTTTTAAAAAATTATATTTAAATTCTTTTAAATATTTACATTTAATAGCAAATAATCCTAATACACAATCATCAAACATATATTTTAGCGTACAAACATTAAAAAATTTAACAAAAGCATCATAATCGTTAATATTCTTTTTAACAAAATTTATGAAATTTAAATTTAATAATTTATATCGTCCAGTTAGTTTTATGATAATATCTTCATCTTTAATGTTATACTGATTTATTACTTCTTTTATATCTAATAATTCATTTCCTCCTTTATGCTTATAATTAATCATATTATTATTTGTATAAAAAATATCACATTTTAAATTATCTAAATATGTTTGTCGTACTCCATTATTTTCAACTATAATTGGTTTAATCTTTGAATCATTATTAATTAGCTGTATTAGATTGTTTATGCATTCAATATATCTGAGTTGTCTGTGAATCTTATTTTGTACACCTATTTTATTATTTATTGATGTTGTAACTATTATATATATCATACTGTATTATATAATGATATATTAAATATATATATACCAAACGAATGATTGGGTTTTTAATCGGCATTTGAATTGTTCAAAGGTGTAAAAGAATATCTGGATTAATATAATTACTAGACTCATCATATCCTATAATTTTTGTTTCATTTATCATTTCTATAATATTATCTATATCTGAATATATTATATTATTTCCGAATATTTCTCTATAATTTATATTAGATATTGGAATCGAATTTTAAATTTCATTTCTAATAATATAAAGAAAAATCATTAAATATATATAATGATTATTTGTGATAAAAATAAATATATAATTTTATGGTCTGCGTTTTAAATGTTCAAAGGTGTAATATTAATTTAATGCTGTTTTATATATTTTTAATGCCTTTTCTCTCTGTAAACTATAATCAACTATAGGTTTTGGATAATTTACTTTATAGTCTTCATATTTAGAATACCATAAGTGTATATCTTTACTTGATACATTTTCTAATTCTGGTACCCAATGTTTTATATAAACCGCATCTGGATCATATTTTGCTGACTGTGACCAAGGATTAAAAATTCTAAAATATGGCTGTGAATCCGCTCCTGTACTAGCAACCCATTGCCAATTTCCATTATTTGACGCAGGATCATAGTCCGTCAATTTGGTAGCAAAATATTTTTCTCCATCTTCCCAGTTAATTAATAATGTTTTTATCAAAAATGATGCAACTATTAATCGTCCACGATTATGCATATAACCTGTTTCATTCATTTGTCGCATACAAGCATCTACAATAGGAAAGCCTGTTTGACCTTTTTTCCAATCTTCTAAATATTTTTTATTTTTACTCCATCTAATTTTATTATATTGCGATTTCATTGGACTACCCAAAACATAAGGAAATGAAAATAGAATATTCGCATAAAAATCTCTCCAAATTAATTGTCTAATAAAATCTTTATTATTTTTGAATGATTTTTTTACTTCTCTCACACTAACACAACCATACTTTATGTATGAAGATAATTCACTAGTATTTTTGTATAAATCGTTTCTTGTTTCATCAAAATGCTTTTGTGTTTTTACCGCATTTTTTAACATCTTTAATGCATTATTTCTACCACCTTGTACTAGTATATTTTCATTATATTTTGTAAATTTATCAAATGCCTCATCTAATGAAATAGAAAATTTAGATTTATAATTTGTTTTCTTTAAATATAGTTTTGTCTTACCTTTTGGCTCAATAAATTTTTCTTTTAATGATGTTTCATAATATGGAGTAAATTTTTTATAAGGTGTGTCAGATAAAGTAAAAATAGTTCCTGGTTCATGTAAATAGTAATCAGGAGTCATTTTACAAATAATATTGTTTTTTAAACATAAATCATTTATTTCATTGTCTCGTTCAATAGCATATGGTGTATAATCTTTATTAAAACAAAGTATTTGAATATTATGTTTTTTAATAAAATCTTCAATTACATCGTTGTTTTTACCATATGAAGATAATAAAGTTCCGTTATTTTTATTAATATCTTCTTTCAATTCTTGTAAACTAGTAATCATAAACTGTATAGAGTTATTTGATTTAAAGTCGTTTTTATTGCTAACTTGTTCAGGTGTAAATATAAACAATGTGTATACATTTTCACATACTGAGTTTATATAGTTCAATCCAGTATTGTCAATAATTCTAAAATCTCTTCTAAAAATAAATAAACCGTTTTGAAATTCTTTCATTATTTTAATTATATTATATTAATATTTATTATTTAAATATAATTAAAATTTTTCTATTTTTGAACTTACGCATCTCATATTTTCTATAATTTTCTCTTTATTAATGCTATTTTTATAATCAAAATCACAATCATGCGTTTCCGGAATTCTATGAATTGAACAATAAATATTATTGCATTTACATTTATAATCTGTCAATTTTAGCCTTTTATTACAATTTTTATAATAGCATCTACCTGACATTATATATTATTATGAATTATATAATATTATATAATATTTTTGTTATATTGTTTAATTATATGTTTTACTCTTCAGTCTTGTCACTAGAACCAGATGATTCTTGATTAGACATTAATTCACTAGCTCCATGATCAGTATTTTTATCTGTTACAACATTATCTCCTTCAAATAATTCCTTACGAATATCAGCAACACTTACATCCTTGTTCTCCATTAGAGAGATTTCAGTCGAGTTCATATTGGCAACATTCACAAGTTCACCGTCATCATTCATTACTTGTGTAATAACATTTCCTGACTCCTCAGCCTTCTTCTTGTTATCTTCCATTGCCTTCTCCTTGCTTTCTTGTATACGCTTATCGAATTCCATCTTAGCTTTGTCTTCATTCTTCTTCTTTTCGTGCATTAGCTGGTTAAGCTCATCCTCCAAATATTCTACACGTCCAGTCTTGTAAGCTTCAGGATGGAATGGCATCCACATACCAACAGGTCCAACAAATACATCATGATTAGGATCCATTTCACGAAGCATTTTGCATCTCAACTCAGCCTCTTGTTGTGTAGGATAAGAACCACGAACTTTCATACCACGAGTACTTGTTTGAAAATTATGAGTTTCAGAAAACTCTTTATCTAATTTCTCTTCATACGTATCTAAATAATTTTTGTAATCATCATCTAGACTACTAGATGTAATATTAGCTTTTTCTTCTTCAACATATCCTTTTAGATCTTCAGTTAATTTATCAAAATCAAGATTATACTTAAAAGATAAGAAATTTAAAAACTGTGAATACTTTTCAAAAGATTTAGTAAAATCCCATTGTTTTAGGAATTGTTCGAAATTAAAAATCTCCTTTTGTTTGACAATTTTTTCCGGAGAAATAAAAGATACGCACGCAAATTTTTGTCCAGCAACAGGCTTATCTTCATCTAGAAGATCAACATATTTAGGATTATCTTTTCCGTCTAAACCCATTTTAAATTCTACACCAGATGGACGTTCCATATTATCGGTCATTTATAAATTAATTATTAGAATATATTTTAAGTGTTTTTACGAACTATATATAATTTAATTAATTTAATTTAATTAATTTAGATAATATAATTTTTTTCTTGTTATTTATTATAACAAAATGAACTTCGGTGGTGCTCTCGATCTTGGTGAATTACTCAAAAGAGCTATTAAGTACTTAGTTGAAGGCTTAATGGTTGCTATTGCGGCTTACGCTATCCCCAAAAAATCTCTCAACTTAGATGAGGTTGCTCTTATCGCTCTTACTGCGGCGGCTACCTTCAGCATCTTAGACACCTACGTGCCTAGTATGGCTGTCAGTGCTCGCAATGGTGCCGGCTTAGGTATTGGTGCTAACCTTGTTGGTTTCCCCCAATAAATAGCTAATTAAATACATTTATATTTATAAATTTATCTATATAAATATAAATATAACTATTATTATATAGCATAATGAGTAAGAACAATGATAGTTTAATTGTATACATGCCAGATGGTAGTATAAAATATTGTGATAATATTGAAAATGATAATCCATACACTAAATTAATAAATAACGATTTTGAAAAATCTGATAAAAAAAATAATGATACAAATAATGATAGTAATTCAAATTTACATACCACAATAGATGTATATGAAAAAGCATTAATACTTGAAAAAAAATCAAAATTAATTCGTTTATTATGTATTTGTGATATGACTACTAATTTATTTTTTATATTATCTCATAATTCAAATATATTAGGTAATTTATTAGTAATTGTCTTGTCATTATATGGTTATAATGCTACTTTAACATACAATAAAAGCACATTACTTGGTTATTTAATTTATCAATATATTCAGGCGGTATGTAAAACAATTATATACGTATTAATTGTTACTGTTAATTCAAATCTAGTAATTGACAGCAATATGCAATACAACGTTACTATTACTAATACAACCGATACAGATGATAATATTACTTATATTGAAAACATTAATGTGTTTACAACAAATAGTAGTGATATAAACAATAATTCAATTATTTATTCAGAAAATAACAGTAATCATATTATACCTCCTGAATATATGCTTTTATATTGTATTCTTACATTAGGTCAAGTAATAATAACTTCCTATGTTCATAATTATTATAATGCTTTACCAAGTAAAGAAAAATTAAATGAAATGGTAGCTATTTCTAGAAGTATTAGAAGTCATCGAGTAACTATATTATAAATTAAATATCATTAAAAATATTTAATTTATACTGTGGAAATAAATTCCCAATCTAACTCTTCGCATATTTTTTTCCAAATTTCATCTTGTTCTATACGTTTCTCTCTATCTTTCAACATTGGAAAATATGATAAAAATTCGCGCTGATCTAGTAACTCACATAATTTATAAACTGTATAATAATAATTTAAAAAGTTTACACGATCATCCGGACAATATTTTGAATATGGTCCTTGAATTTCCATAAACAAATTGCATAATGTTTCTTCTAATTCTTGACTCATAACAGGAGGTTTTATTCCTAATTTATCTTTAATAAATGGTATATGTTCATAATATTTATTATATCCTAATTTTTTTAATATTTCTTTGGCTTTACTTCCACTTATTTCTTCTAATGGAATTCTTTCTTTTACAATTTGAATTTTGATATTCTCTAAAACCTCATCGGGAATTTTTGTAGTTTCTTTTGCTTGAAATTGAGCAATAATTTCTCTGAAATGATTGATACGCTTGTAAGCATAAAAACATACTTCTTTTGGGGGTTCTTTATATGATGGTTTCTCATTTTCAACCAAAAATTTAACATTTTTTGAACATTTATTACATACTAATATACCTTCTTGATCAACTGGAATCATTTCACCTTCATTGCAATATTCACATATATCAGTTTGTACAACAAAGTTATTTAAATCTAGGAAACTCTCATCAATATTAGATAAATATTTTTGTACATTTTGATTTTGTTCATCATTATCAGTATTTGCGTTGTTAATTGTATTTTTAACATTAAAAAAATTATCCAATAATCTTGTTTTATTATTTCCTTTAGAAATATCTTTTTTATTTTCAAAATATTCAAAAATATATTTAGAATTATTTAAATAATAATTTTTTTTCTCATTTTTAAGCTTTTTAATTTCTAATTTTATATTATTTATTTTATCTTTTATATCTAATCTTTCTTCAAGATTTTTTGTTTGTTTTAGCTTTTCTTTCAAATTTATTCTTTCGATTTTTAAATCGGGAATTGTTTCACATTCTATTTTATTAAATTTTTCAATCAATTCACTATGTTTACTATCTAGTGTAACATTATTTTTATTATTTAAAATAATTTTTTTTGTATTTTTTGGCTTAAAATTAGGCATGACAATAATAATAATAAACAATTAATATTTAATTGTTTATTTACAAAAATGATTAATTAATAAATTTAAATTCATTATTATTTTTCTATTATTCATTTAATGGATATTATTATAGATAATCACAATAATAATATTGACTATTTGCAACTACAAAAAATGAAATTTGTATTCAATGCTTTAGATGATGGTTGGAAAATAGAAAAAAATGAAGACAATTATATTTTTTCGAAAAAACATGAAGGAAAAAAAGACGTGTATTCAGATGAATATTTAACTAATTTTTTACAAAAAAATTTTATGCAGTAATGATATTAATTTAATAATTAATATTATTGTGTTTTTTTTCAAAATTTTTTTCTTTAGCAATATTATAACTAACAACAATGGGAGGTGGATTAATGCAACTTGTAGCCTACGGCGCCCAGGATGTCTATCTTACAGGCAATCCTCAGATTACTTTCTGGAAAGTAACATACCGTCGCCATACTAACTTCGCTATGGAATCTATTGAGCAGACTTTCAACGGTCAGGCTGATTTCGGTCGCCGCGTGACCTGCACAATCAGTCGCAATGGTGACTTAGCGTACCGCACCTACTTACAGGTGACTCTCCCCGAAATTAACCAAGCCATGAACCCCAATCCCAACAAAGCTAAAGGTGAGGGTGTCTACGCCCGCTGGCTCGACTTCCCTGGTGAGCAGATGATCTCCCAGGTTGAGGTTGAGATTGGTGGTCAGCGCATCGACCGTCAGTATGGTGACTGGATGCATATCTGGAACCAGCTCTGTCTCTCTAAGGAGCAGGAGCGTGGTTACTACAAGATGGTTGGTAACACCACCCAGCTTACATACATTACCGATCCCTCTTTCTCCAACGTTGACGGTCCCTGCGACTCTGATGCCCCCCATCAGGTGTGCGCTCCCCGCAACGCTCTCCCCGAGACCACCCTCTACGTGCCCCTTCAGTTCTGGTACTGCCGCAACCCTGGTCTTGCTCTTCCCCTTATTGCTCTTCAGTACCACGAAGTTAAGATTAACCTCGATCTTCGACCCATTGATGAGTGCCTC